ACCTTGCTGAAACTGTGCCAGTTAATAGCATATACTATAGCATGGAAAACAACTCTATCGGCGAAGCGGCATTAGTAACAGTAGCATCGATGGGCGAAGAAAACATTAAGGGAACATTCTTAAACGAACCACGCAAATCAAGTGGCGGAAGTTATAGAAAGGGATTTAATACAACACAACGTTCTAAGCTATCTGCTTGCGCAAAGTTAAAAAACTTAATTGAATCTAAACGCTTAACAGTAAACAGTAAGAACTTAATCTCAGAACTAAAAACATTTGTTGCAAACGGCTCTAGCTTTGCTGCTAAACCCGGCGAAACAGATGACTTAGTAATGAGTGTAGTACTAATGGTACGCATGGCTATGCTATTGCAATCATACGATGCAAGTTTAGATAGTGCGATGCGTGATACGTTAGATGATTTCATCGAGCCTCTTCCCTGGATAATGACTACATATTAGATTAGATGCCTTTCAACAGACTAGCATAAATAATACTATGAGAATAAAAAAATGCGCGAAATAAACAAAATAGCTGAAGCATTGTTTGAAAAAATCCGTGATAGATTTGATGATGTTACTTTAGGTGATGAAAACGCTAAAGCAACACAAGATCCAGCATCCGCACGTTTCTTCAACTTTGATTATACAGTAGATGGCGCAAGCCACGGTAACATAACAATTAGCGTTATTGATGAAAATTCACTTAAAGTATACTTTAGTAAAAACATCAGTAGTGATTTAGACGATGAAGAAAAAGCAAAATGGTATGCGTTTTTACGTGAACTAAGAGAGTTTGCTCGTCGCAACTTATTAAGTTTCGACCCACGTGATATTACACGTAGTACACTAAAACACCGCGATTTGCAACAAGTAAGCAAATCAGACAATACATACAGTAAAGATGAAGTTGCACTTGGCGAAAGCAGAATGCACGGCACAAGTCGTAGTAGTTACGAGCAAGATGGTGACGTAAAGATTATTGTACGTCATAGCGATCGAGTAGACCCAGAGCAACGTGGCGCACGTAGTCGTAAAATTAAAGCTCTGTTTATTGAAACAGCAGATGGCGCACGTATTAAACTACCCCACAACAACTTAAAATACGCACGTGCAATGGCACAACACATATCACAAGGTGGTGACGCTGGTGATGATTTTGGGTGCCATATTACTAAAATAGCAGAAGAATGTGGTAAACTACGTCCGTTTAAATCAGCAATGATACGTAGAACATTTGAAGATGCTGAAACACAATCAATGGCAGAAGCCGCATTTGAATATCACGGCTTGCTAAACAATACACTTAAAAAAATGGGTGGACGTAAAGGTTATGCTGCTTGTAAAGAAAGTTTTATAGCAGATGATGTTTTAATGGATGAATTTGATGTTGATGCATTGCGTGAACGCTTTGTTAAACGATCATTTAATGATAGAATGGAAGACGCACTACCACTTGTACAAAAGGCATATAATATGAAAAAATCTAATAACTTCGCGCAACAATTTGAAAGCTGGGCAGACAACGTAAGTGAAGGCACATGGGCTAAACCGGAAGGTGAAGAACAAGTTGCTGAACTTATCGACTTGTTGATGGAACCGCTAACAGTTGGTATTGATGCAACTAACGCAACTAGCGCACTATATAACTTAGTCGGTGATGACCAATTGTTTGATCGCTTAGGTGATTTAGCAGAAGAAAACCCAGAAGCTGATGCACGTGATGTGGTTATGGATTGGGTACAAGAAAACATGCCAGAAATTTATCAACAAGTTATGGCTGCAATTGGCGATGAAGATACAGCCGGTCAACAAGCAGAGCCAGAAATGGATGAAGGCGACACATATGGCGGCACACCGGCTGGTGGACAAGATTATACAAACGTTGAAGAAAACTACGACGATGAAGAAAATGATAGCTGCGATGCAGTACAAGCGGCAATTATTCGTCGTATCATAAATTCACATAGTGATTTACTATCACAATACGGACCAGAAGCAATTACAAATGCATCTAGAGATGTTGCTGAATGGGTGGGTAACGTTGAAGAAATTGGTAGCAGTGATGTTAGCGGTTGGGTTAAAGAAGTTATTAACAACTTAGGCGGCACTGACGAAATTGAACTTGAACGTGACCGTGATGAACCAGAGCAAGAATACGGTAGCGATATGCAGTTTGATCAAGACATCGACAGCCCAGACCAGTTTAATCGCGGTGGCGAAATGGATGAAGGCATAGTTGATACTGTTCGCGGTAAGAACTATAAACGTTTAGCAGATCGCAGTTTTAACAAGGCAATGAACGCACATGATGAGACTTTGAAATATGATTTTGATGACCCGTTCGGCCGCCCTCCACACGAAAAAGAATTTAGTAAACAAATGGCTAACATGCGTCAACGTGATAACAAAGCAAAATCACTTGGTATCGATGAAGCCACAGGTGCGTTAGATGCTATTATTGCTAATAACAAAGCGGCAGTTGATAATTTTATCCATCACAATGAATTAGATTATGATTTAGAAAGTGACTTACATGAATATTATTATGACAGATTAAGTCATTCTGCACAACGTGATGCAGACGACGAAGGTGAAATTGCACAAATGTTTGCAGATGATTTGGCTGACATGGGTATGATGTCTAACGTTGACGAAGCAATTGGCGACGATTACGTAAACAAAGATGAAAAATTAAAACGTATGGGTGCGAAAGAATTAAGTCCGTTAGACAAAGCTAGAATTATGCCAAGCCAAATGAAAGCAATGTCTAAAGGCGACGACGAAGGCGACTTAACAGCATACAACAAACAATTTAATGAAGAAATCGCACAGATGCGCAGAATCGCTGGTATTTAATACAAGAAATTAGTTTTACCAAAAGGGCACTTTTTAGTGCCTTTTTTCTTGACCTTACTATCAATATAACGTATTATTAATGTGTAGGTGATAAATAGTATTGTAAGTAGCGGGAAGTTACCTACATTAAAGACCAACTTAAAACACAAGGAGTTATACCATGGCAACATCATTAGCAGAAATCAGAGCAAAGTTACAAGCGCAAGACACACGTAGTACAGGTAAATCATCAGGCGGCGGCGACAACGCAATCTACGCACATTGGAACATTGACGAAGGTGCAACGGCACGTATTCGTTTCTTACCAGATGCAGATCCAAAAAACACATTCTTCTGGGTTGAACGTAATATGATCAACTTAGAATTCGCTGGCGTTAAAGGTCAGACAGACAGCAAAAAAGTAGTAGTTCAAGTACCATGCGTTGAGATGTGGGGCGAAGCGTGTCCAATCTTAGCAGAAGTGCGCACATGGTTTAAAGATTCTTCATTAGAAGAAATGGGCCGTAAGTATTGGAAAAAGAAATCATATTTGTTCCAGGGCTTTGTTCGTGAAAATCCAATGAAAGATGACAAGACCCCAGACAATCCAATTCGTCGTTTCATCATCAGTCCACAAATCTTTAACTTAGTTAAGTCAGCGTTACTTGACCCAGAGTTAGAAAACTTGCCAACTGATTATGCAGGCGGTTTAGATTTTACTGCAACTAAAACATCTAAAGGTGGTTACGCAGACTATAGTACTAGTAAATGGTCACGTAAAGAATCTGCATTAACTGTAGACGAAGCTGAAGCAATTGAGAAACACGGTTTATATAATCTTGCAGACTTCTTGCCTAAACGTCCAACTGATGTTGATCTTAAAATCATGAAAGAAATGTTCGAAGCATCAGTTGATGGACAACCATACGATGAAGAAAAATGGGGTGCGTATTACAAACCACGCGGTTCATTCACTTCTAATGCTCCGGCCACTAACACAGCACCGGCTGCGCAAGCACCTGTAGCTACACCTGCTGCAACAGCAGTTGTTAGTGAGCATGTTGCTACAACAGACGTTCCATTTGAAGCAGATGATGCTCCAGAACCAACAGCGGCAGTAACAACTCCTGCTAGTGGCGGACAACGTGCTGAAGACATTTTAGCAATGATTCGTAATCGTCAAAAGACTGCGTAGGGAGTATAATTGATTACGTATGTAATTGATTACCAAAACGGGAGTATGGGTCAGAGTTTGTTGGCTCATACTCTTTATAGTTGCAATCAAGTCGAGTTAGATCTAAATCTATTTTTTTCTGATACTGGCAATAGTCATAACATTTGTAAATTAAATAAAACACATCTACAGGCGCAGCATTATATTAATATTATTGATACTTGCAATTATACAAAGCTAGTGGAAATAGTGCCCGATAATGAATATAAGTTGCTTCGATTAAAGATGAGTTATGAAAAATGGACTGGATGTTTTCCGGAGCCAGGTAATTTTGAAAAATTTAATTTTCGTGATCTAGGTAAAGATAATTCATATTATGAATCGTTGGCTTTAAATTATTATGGTATATTTGATGATATACCATACAATAGTGATATAGTAACACTGTCGGCATTTATAGCCAATGATATTGATGCATATAAAACATTAATTGCACGTACATTTGGTTGGCAGTGGGATGATGCTAAAAGTACTGAATTTAACCATTCAATGATTTATGCCAATAAAGCATATTTAGATTGGCTTAATAAAATAACCACTATTTGTACAGATATTATTAATTTCAACATTAGTCAACTTGATAATTTATTGTTTTGGGAAAAGGCTGCAATTATAGCGTATGTTTGTTATACATTAAAGATAGATGATTTAAAGAAGTTAACCTGGAACGAAGCAGATCAATTCCTACTTAACGATACTAAATTTTTAATTACTGATTTAAAAAGGATATTAACACATGGCAAAACCATTTGATGTAAGTAAATTTAGAAAGACCTTAACTAAGTCAATTGACGGGTTAGGATTTGGATTCAACGACCCAACTGATTGGGTTAGTACAGGTAACTATGCACTTAACTATTTAATTAGTGGCGACTTTAACAAAGGTATTCCGCTAGGTAAAGTAACAGTATTTGCTGGTGAGTCTGGCGCAGGTAAATCATACATCTGTTCTGGCAATATTATTAAAAATGCACAAGATCAAGGCATCTATGTTGTTTTAATTGACAGCGAAAATGCGTTAGATGAAGCATGGCTTAAAGCACTTGGTGTTGATACAGACGACAGCAAATTGCTTAAACTAAGCATGTGTATGATTGATGATGTAGCAAAAACAATTAGTACATTTATGGCAGACTATAAAGTATTAGCAGAAGGCGATCGCCCAAAAGTTATGTTTGTAGTTGATTCGCTTGGTATGTTACTAACACCAACGGACGTCAATCAGTTCGAAGCAGGCGACATGAAAGGTGATATGGGTCGTAAACCTAAAGCCCTTACATCACTTGTACGTAACTGTGTAAACATGTTTGGTAACTACAACGTGGGCTTAGTGTGTACAAATCACACATACGCAAGTCAAGATATGTTTGACCCAGATGATAAAATCAGTGGCGGCCAAGGCTTTATCTACGCATCAAGTATTGTAGTTGCTATGCGTAAATTAAAACTTAAAATTGACGAAGACGGCAACAAAGTTACTGAAGTACTTGGTATACGTGCGGCTTGTAAGATTATGAAAACACGTTATGCTAAACCATTTGAATCAGTGCAAGTACAGATCCCATATGAAACAGGTATGAGCCCGTACAGTGGACTAGTTGATTTAAGTGAGAAAAAAGGTATTTTGGCTAAAGATGGTAACAGTCTTAAGTATACCGCAGTCGATGGCACGGTTATTAAACAATTCCGCAAAGCGTGGGAACGTAATGATAACAACTGTCTAGACAAAATTATGAAAGATCTTCAAGACAATCCTGATATGCTAAGTAAACAAGATACAGTTAAATCAGAGGAAGAAGCAGAATGAGTGTAGATGTAGAAATTTTGAGTGAAATGTGGCTTACAGTTAAGGAGTACATCTCGCAAAAGGACAGACAAGCAGTAGCAGATCATGTTATTAATGTTGTAGCAGACCACAGCATTACAGAAGCAGATTTGAAGAAGTTTGGCGGTACTGATGCATATCTGCGACGAGCAGTTGAGGAATACTTAGGCGAAGAAGCTGAACCCGAAAACGACTACGACGACGAGTAAATATGTGGTATAACAAAGTAGTACAAGATATTAGCAGACTCCCTGACTTCATTGATTACTATGGTGCTGAACTAGCACAGGCGAAAAATGAAGTTAAGGTGTTTGGCAATATTGAAAAGGGACTAGCAATGCTCCCAGGCGTTACAGAGCAACGTTTCAATCAGTTACAAGAGATTGAAGCGGTGCTTAACTTTCTAAACATTAAACTACGTAAAATTCGTCAAGATCACTATAAAAAGTATCTCGAAGGATATGCACGTGCGCTAACATCGAGAGATGCTGAAAAGTACGTTGATGGCGAAAGCGAAGTTATTGATATGGAAACAATTATTAACGAAGTTGCACTATTGCGCAACAAGTGGCTTGGCATTATGAAAGGGCTCGAAGCGAAATCATACATGATAGGACATATTGTTAGACTGCGTACGGCAGGAATGGAAGATGCAACAATTAACTAATCCTGTAGACGAATTATTGGAACAATGGGAAGAAATTAAACATATTTCTTCCCATATCACCTCAACTGACAACACAGACATATTAGATTATATGCGTCGCAAAGCTCAACTCGTGCATTATTCTCAAGAACTACGATTCGCAAGACTAAGCAACGATACTAAAACTGAAGAAGAATATACTGCAAAATTTATAGAAGCTTACACTACTTTCAGCAAAGATTTTATTTTTAGGATATTAAAAAATGGCTAGACATGCACTTAAGGTATTAAATCAACTTAGGGAATATGATAGCTTCCTTGATAGTTTACATACAATTGTAGACATAGGCTGTGGCACTGGTGAAGATATCACTTGGTGGGCTACATTAGAGTCACGCGATGATACGCCTGTTCCATACAACTATAATTGTTTTGCTATTGACCGCGACGCCGCTAAATTATCAAAAGTTCCCGATCTTATTAACATACATAAACTTGAAAAAGATTTTAATAAATTCTGTTTGCCTGTATTGGCTGATTTAATGTGGTCGCACGATAGTTTACAGTATAGCACTAACCCAATTGAAACATTGAAAGTGTGGAATGAGCAAATGAATGTTGATGCTATGCTAATTTTAAGCATTCCACAACATTCCGGAGTTGCCGATAACAAATACTATAGTCGTACACATAGCGGATGTTTTTATAACTTTACTCCAACCAGTTTAATTTATATGCTTGCAGTTAATGGCTTTGATTGTAAAGATGCATATATGCTTAAAGAATTCAATGATCCGTGGATTCATGTTGCAGTATATAAATCAGCAATTGCTCCAATGGATGCAACTACAACAACTTGGCTTGATTTGGTTAATTTTGGTTTACTGAATCAAACAGTAGTTGATTCGATTAATTCGTATGGTTACTTACGACAAGAAGATATACTATATCCGTGGTTAGATAAAGAAAACTATTATATTGATTATGTAAGTCAATGGACAGAAATCCCAGAGCAAGCAACACGAACGGTAGATGGTGTTATTAACATTTCCACACCGACTACTACACCGGTTATTAAACAAGGCAAACCTACTAAAAAAAGTACAACGCTACTTAAAGCAGTTGGTATAATGCGCCCACCTAAGAAAAAATATGATTAATAGAGTTGTGCTTGTAACGGGCGGGTTTGACTGCTTGCATAGCGGGCATATTGCCTACTTCAAAGCTGCTAAAGCACTTGGGCATATACTTGTTGTTGGAGTAAACAGTGATGCTTGGATTGCTCGTAAGAAGGGCCGAGCATTTATGCCAAGCACTGAGCGTATTGCTATTATTGAAAACTTAAAGATGGTTGATCATTGTATATTGTTTAACGACGATGATGATACTGCAATCGAAGCAATTAATAACGTTAAAGCAATGTACCCAAACAGCGAGATAGTATTTGCTAACGGCGGCGATAGAACAGAATATAACATTCCTGAGATGAAATGTGCAGATGTTGCATTTGCATTTGGCGTTGGCGGCAAGGATAAGCTCAATAGTAGCAGTTGGATATTAGATGAGTGGAAAGCGCCTAAAACTCTACGAGAATGGGGTTATTATCGTGTATTACATGACGTTCCAGGTCTAAAAGTGAAAGAATTAACCATCGATCCGGGCAAGCGCCTAAGTATGCAGAAACATTACGATAGATCCGAGTTATGGTTTATTGCAGATGGCGAAGCAACTGTTAGCGAGTACAGTATTGTTTACCCAACAACGCTACAAAATCCGCACCTACCCAAAAGTTCAACTCATCGCATACCAGAAGAACAATGGCATCAACTTGCTAACCCATATACTAGACCATGTCGCATAATTGAAATACAATATGGCGATCAATGTGTCGAAGAAGATATAGAAAGGAAAGATTAATGTTTGACAATAGTAAGCCAAATATTATTTTATTAACAGATCACAGTGAGCCAATATTCATGCAGAAGTTGTTTGGGATTGCACGAGTTGCATCGGCCCTACGACAAGCAGGGTATCAGGTGGTTGTTATTAATCATTTGCATATATGGACTCCTGATGAACTTATGACTACACTTAGTCATTTAATTTCATCTCACACATTGTTTGTAGGGTTTAATTCTATATTTTATCGTGATTTAGAAAATGTAATTACCCGAGACGATGGTCATATCGAGTGGCCGTTATGTAAACCTGGATCTATGTTACCACATGCACACAGTCTGAATCGACGAGTAGTGCAGACTATTAAAACCGCAAATCCTAATTGTAAAATAGTATTGGGTGGTCCTGATGCTGCTGATGCTAGTTGGAATAAAGATTATGAGTATGTAGTATGTGGTTATGCAGATATGAGTATAGTTAATCTTGCAAATCATTTATTAAATGGCGAAAAACTTAATAAATCATATAGAAGCATTAATGGATTTATTATAATAAATGATAGTAAAGCAGATGGGTTTGATATAGCAACATCTAGGACATCGTACGAAACATATGATGTAGTATTACCAGGAGAAACATTACCTATTGAGATTGCTCGTGGCTGCATATTCCAGTGTGCATTTTGTAGTTATCCATTAAATGGTAAAAAGAAATTAGATTTTATTCGTAGTGAAGAATTCTTATATAATGAATTTTTAGAAAACTACGAAAAATATCAAGTAACTAGATATATATTCTCCGATGATACCTTTAATGATAGCGTGGATAAAGTGCAGATGATGTATAATGTTTCAAAACGCTTGCCTTTTAAATTGGAATATTGGGCATATATAAGATTAGATTTAATCTCGGCCCATCCAGAAACAGCTGATTTACTGTTAGACAGTGGCATGCGTGGAGCCTACATGGGTATCGAATCGTGGAATAAAATCACCGGTGAAATCATTGGCAAGGGCATGGCTAAAGAAAAGCAACTTGCAACCTTACGATACCTTAAAGGTAAGTGGGGAAATCAAATAATGCTACACGGTTCTTTTATGGTTGGCTTACCGGAAGAAAGCGTAGAATCAGTAACTGACACCTTTAATACTTTAATGACTGATGATTCTCCACTTGATTCTTGGATATTTCGAGGATTTAACATGGAAGATAAAGCCGCCAAATCAAATGAATTTTACAGTAAGATAACATTAGATCCTAAGGGCTATGGATATCGAATATTAGGCAAACAAGATCATTTGCTAGCATGGGAAAATGATTATATGGATTGGAAAAAAGCAACAGAACTTGCCAACCATTTTACATTGTCTGGCAGAACAGTTCGATCTGTTAAAATTGGAGGATTGGGATCATTTTCTATTGCTAGCCTTGGATTTGATTTAGAATTTTCGACAAATAAATATGTTTCAGACTTTGATTGGAATCAAGTTGATATGCGTAAACAACAGCGAGCAACGGAATATAAACATAAATTTTTCAAAGAACTACGTATACCTATTGATATAGAACGAAAAGAATAATAAATACATTATGCGCAAATTTATTGACCTCATTTTAGAAGCTGAATCTATTCTTAAACAACAAGTAGTTGATTTAGTACACCAAACCAACGATCCACAAATATTACACAAAGTACTATTAGCGTTAAAGTCTACTGACTTAGGTGCAAAACTTAAACAAGTACTTAAACAGGATGTTGATGCTAACAAGATGGTAGATAAGTTGGCTAATTTAATTGTACATGTTGATGGTACCGTTGAAGAAAAAGAAAAATTTGCAGACGAATATCCAAATGGCTTTGTTGATACTACTACGTTACTGAATGGTAAGAGAAATAGTTTTACTGATATCATTGAAGCTGGCTTCCCAGATCGAGTATTTCGTTTACTTGCAATTGAATTAACAGCACAGGGTGTTGGACCAGGGGAAATTGCACTAGCAATACTAAGTCCTAAGATTAAACATAGTGGCCGTGCAAGTGGTGGCGGCGATTTGAATATTGATGGTAAGGCAGTTGAAGTTAAGACTACAGTAAGCAAAGGTGGCCGCTGGAGCGACGCACGTAAAGCTAATTTAAACATGCGAGCTATTAGAGATGCAATTGCTGAAATAGTAGTAGCAAACGGTATTGAAATGCCAGCACGAGTAGGGATTACGTTTTGGGTTAATACAGTACGTCCTTTGATACAGGATGATTCGACAGCACTCGACAAAGTAACAACAATTATGGCCGATGGATTGTTTTCACATGTTAATAACTCAGAGTATAAAGAATCACTACAAACTGGTGACGCCGGTGCCATCAAAGAAGCAGTATTGAGTACAGGATATGATAATTATAAAAAATATGCTGGATTTGATGGTATGCTATTGCTAGATGTGCGCGGCGGTGGATCTGCGCAGTATTTTGAAACATACGACGATATGCGCGGTCAAATTAATGCGTCGACTATCTATCTAATGGCACCAGAATCAGAGGCTATGCCACAAATAGTATTGTCAACTTCGTCAAATGGTGCAGAACAATTTACAGGAATTGCGCCCCAATCCAGTAAAGAAACAGCAGATGCAATACGTAAGCAAGTAGATAACATAACTGCACCAACTACAGGACTTAGACCACCCGGAACAGTGACAGCTCCACGTGCTCAGAGGACAGTATCAGACATACCAAGAGAAAAACGATAGATTCTCTAAAAAGGCACTTCGGTGCCTTTTTTATTGACTTCATTTTCTAAAGGCTATATAATAGTACTATGAACTACACATTAGAACAAATTATAGCACTAGCACAAGAAGTTGAAACAACTGATGCAATTGATTGGGAAAACTTGCCGCTTAATAAAGATCATATATATCAAATGGTTGGCAGTCAAGCATACGAACTATATAAGCAACACGCCGATACAGAAGATGGCGAAGCAATTATAGTAGCAACAATAACTAAACTGTTAGTAGAAAATTTTGTACTAAATCTCAAAGTTGAATCACGATAAGGAGTATTACAGCATGGCTAAAACAAATGCAAGTTTTAAATTAGGTAAGATGGTTAAATTAACATTGTCTACAATTGATGACAAAGAATCACGTCGTTTATATTTGAAAGCAATGGTTGATGCACAGCAATCATTTATGGAATCAAAGAACAAAAAGTTCTCTGAATTACGCTCAACACCAGCTAACGGCGGACAAGCACGTCAGCAACAACCAGCTAAGTAATGCAGGTACATAATCTTATTGGCGGAGCAAAGCTACTTATGTTTGCTCGCCATGCAGATAGTAGAGGCTGGTTTGCTGAAAGTTGGTCGAACAAATGGATGGAAGAATACGGAATTGCAAAACCATTTGTTCAATCCAACACAGTGCGCACTGAACTAAAACATACTATTCGTGGATTGCACACACAAATCCCACCTCACCAAACTTCCAAGTTATTGCAAGTTATACGTGGTGCGGTGTTGGATGTGTTTGTTGATGCACGTGTAGATTCAGTAACGTATGGGCAATGGGGCTCAGTTACCCTAAGCGAAGATACTGCACAATTAATTTACGTACCCGATGGATTTTATCACGGCTATATGACATTAGTTGATAATACTATTGTACACTATCAACAGGATGAATTTTACTCATCCGATTCGGATCACGGCTTACTATGGAATGATTCAACAATAAACATAGAATGGGGGCTAAATGGTGCAATACCGATAGTTTCTAGCAAAGATACTGCCCAACCGACGTGGAATCTTGCCAAAAAGTTCTAAAAAGGTTGACATTGTGCTTGCAAATATGCTATTATTGTAAGATAAACAATTAATCAATGAGGTAACACTATGTTTGAATCAATCGAAATTAGAAAAGTAGCAAATGGTTTTATTGTAATTTTAAATACCGAAGATGACGCTAAAGAGTTTGTATTTGATACAAGTCGCAAAGCAGTTAAGTTCATTCGTGAATACGTAGAAGGTAAAGTATCACAACCAGCATAATTTTATCTGTGTTATATGCTAAAATAAATACCATATAGCAGTAAATTCAACTAAAAGGAACATTCAATGTCAAAAAACGTACTCGTAACGGGTGGCGCAGGTTTTGTAGCCCATCACGTTATTGAAAACTTACTTAGAAATACTGATTGGAATATTATCAGTCTTGATCGCTTAGATTTCTCAGGCAACTTAAATCGCCTTGCAGATATGATGGATCAATTTGATGCGACAACTAAAAAACGTGTACGGGTTGTGCATCACGATTTACGTGCAGAACTTAACTCAATGTTACAATATGATTTAGGTGATGTTAATCTTGTATTACACTTAGCGGCAGGTTCTCACGTTGATCGCAGTATTGCCGATCCAATGAGCTTTGTGCTTGATAACGTTGTAGGTACTTGTAATATTCTAAACTATGCACGTACACTTCCTAACTTAGAACGCTTTATCTACTTCTCAACAGATGAGATCTTCGGCGCAGCTCCTCCTGGTATTAATTATGGTGAGCGCGACCGTTACAACTCAACTAACCCATACTCTGCTACTAAAGCAGGCGGTGAAGAACTTGCAGTTGCATACGAAAATACATATAAAATGCCAATCTTCATTACACACACGATGAACGTGTTTGGTGAAAGACAGCATCCAGAGAAATTTATCCCAATGTGTGTACGTAAAGTATTAGATGGTGACACAATTACTGTACATAGTGATGTTAGTCGCACAGTAGCAGGTAGTAGACATTATATCCATGCCGCAGACGTTGCAGATGCAATGCACTTCTTGTTAAACTTAGATGATGCTAAACTTACTACTGACTTTGGCGGCGCCAAATGTCCTAAGTTCAACTTAGTAGGTAAAGAAGAAATCGATAATTTAACGCTTGCTAAAATTATTGCGCAAGTACAAGGCAAAGAACTAAAATACGAATTAGTGGATTGTCATAGTTCACGTCCAGGACATGATTTACGTTATGCATTAAGTGGTGACTACATGCGCAGTTTAGGATGGGAACCAAAGTATTCATTAAGCCAACGTATTGGTGAAGTAGTTGAGTGGACACTTGCAAATGAGAGATGGTTAAGATGCTAAGAGATATATTTGATAATTTAGATTTACATTGCGGTAAATGGTCTGAGTACTTTGACATTTATGAACGACATTTTGCAAAATATCAAAACAGAAAACCAGTTGTAGTCGAAGTTGGTATCTGTAGGGGCGGAAGTGCTGAGATGTGGAAGAAGTATTTTGGTACTGATGCTACTATTGTCGGCATCGATGTTGATCCAGTGTCATTTGAACAACGCCATCAAACTGAAGGTTGCATACAAGTAAATGGCAATCAAGGTGACCCTGCATTTTGGCAAGAGTTTCTAAAAACATATCCGCAAATTGATGTGTTCTTAGACGATGGTGGTCATCATATGAGTCAACAGATTGTTACGTTGCAACAAGTATGGCCACATATTGTTAATGGTGGTGTTTATATGTGTGAAGATACACATACTGCATACTGGCCAGAATATGGCGGCGGACTTAATAACCCACGTAGCTTTCTTGAATATGCAAAACAAATTTCAGATACAATGAATGTTAATTACTATCGTGGCAATGACCGTCACCCTGATAATATTGCACTTGCTAAATTCTTTAAAGAACTAACCGGCATGCATTTTTATGATAGCATTGTAGTAATGGACAAAAATGTCCGTAAAGAACAAATTCTTGTAACGAGTACACCAATATAATGAAAAACACAGTCCTAGTAACATCGGCAGTATATACTAACTATGGTATATACGATACTAAACAGCGTATACAACAAACATTAGATACCGTTAAAAGCGCACGTAAGTATATCCCAGATTGTACTATTATTCTAATTGACAATAGCACTACTGCAATTGCGCAAGACGACAGTACAGAACTAAATGAACTAATTGATATTGTTGATTACTATATCGACAATAGTGATGACAAAGACATACAGCACTTCCATAACAATATTACTAATTACGACATTGGTAAGAACTCAATGGAGTGTATTGGTATGTACAAAGCACTTGCTTACATGTCGTCTAATGCAGAGATAATGGATATTATTACAAGCTCATCACGCATATTTAAACTTAGTGGTCGTTATCAAGTTACTGATAAGTTTGACATTACTAAGTTTGATAATGAAACAACTGTGGACAAATATGTGTTTAAGAAGGCACAAGCAAGTTGGATTGCAGAAGCTGATACCGGTGTAACTACATTGTTACAAACTCGTCTGTGGTCATTTACTCCGAGTTTGTTTGTTGATACAGTTCAGTTGTTTCAAAACATTCTAAAAAATATGTTTTCTACTATTAATAACGGCAAGTACATTGATGTCGAGCATAGTATGGCTAAGTTCATTCCAGCAGACAAGTTAGTTGAACTCGACACAGTTGGATTAATTGGTAATATTGCTCCAAACGGTATGGTAGTAGTTGATTAGCATGGAACACGCAAAAGAACTTAACGAATGTTTATGTTGTGGAAGTAAACAGTTGACATTGGTGATGGATTTAGGCGAGCAACCACTTGCTAATAGCTTTATCGACGATACTGCTATTCCTGAATATATATTTCCATTACAAGTAAATCTTTGTACGGATTGTACTCATTTGCAATTAAGTCATGCAGTAAATCCAGACTTAATGTTTAAAAATTATCTATATGTAAGTGGTACAAGCAAAACATTGCGTGACTACTTTGATAGTTTTGCTAAGTCGACGTTGGATTATTTTACAACACCACCAACGACTATGTTAGATATTGCATGCAATGATGGTTCGCAATTGAATTCATTTAAAGCATTAGGATTAAAAACATACGGAATTGATCCTGCTCGTAACTTGTATATGTTAAGTAGTGCCAAACATGAAGTGGTTTGTGATTACTTTACGGAAGAATATGTAGAGCATTTTAAATCTAAACATATAGATATTATTAACGCACAAAATGTATTTGCGCATACAAGTTATCCGTTAGAGTTTTTAATGATGTGTAAAGAAATTATGCATGACAATAGTCGCTTGTTCTTACAAACAAGTCAGGCTAACATGGTGCACAATGATGAATTTGATACTGTGTACCATGAGCATTTAAGTTTCTTTAATGTTGCAAGTATGCAGGCACTAGCTATTCGTGCAGGGCTGTATTTAATTGATGTAGAGAAAACTCCAATTCACGGAATTAGTTATAAATTTGTGTTTGCTACAGTGCCAGACTTTAAGTCGGGAGTCGAACAACACCTGGCAGAAGAACGTGCATGGGGATTACAAGAGATTGATACGTACACTACGTGGGCAGAAAAATGTCAACAAGGGGTTGATGTACTTAAAGAAAAGATTAAGGAATATCGAGCTGAAGGATATGTAATCGCTGGCTATGGTGCCGCTGCAAAAGGTATGACATTACTCAACTTTGGTAATATACAATTAGATTTTATCATTGACGATAATCCATTGAAACAAAATTTGTTTACGCCAGGTATGCATATTCCTGTAGTATCAATTGACATACTTAAAGAAGTTGAAGATATGAATGTAGCATTTATTCCGCTAGCATGGAATTTCTTTGATGAAATAAGTGCAAACATTCGGCTAGTACGTAATAAAGAAGGTGACGTATTTCTTAAATACGCACCAGGTAACTAATATGAAGAAAACAGTTGTTTGTACTTTTTATAATGAAGAATATATATTACCGTGGTTTTTAAAACATAATCGTGAAGTGTTCGACCATGGCGTTATGATTGACTATCACAGCACCGACAGAAGTAGAGAAATTATTAAAGAACTATGCCCAACTTGGGATATAGTAATGAGTCGAAACTTTGATTTCCAAGCCGATAAAGTAGATCGAGAAATAATGGATGTTGAGAACCAATTTGATGGTTGGAAGATGTGCCTTAACGCAACTGAATTGTTAGTAGGTGATTATTCTATATTAGGTGATCAACCTGGGCAATTTCTTGTGCCAAGTGTGTTTATGGTTGATTGCGATAAAGAACGACTAGTTACACATGATCTTCCTTTATATGAACAAAAGACTTTTGGATTTACATTTGATACACAGCAAAACTTTTTAGAACGACGGGCTCGCAGCATACATAGTATACCTGTGCAATACGCACTTCAATCTACAGTTGAGTGTATGGGTCCGGGAAGACATTTTAACAAGTACACAACGGATAAGTTAGCAGTATTTTATTACGGTTGGGCTCCATTGGATGAACAGGGTATGAAACGTAAGTTACAAATCCAAACACAAACTCCTTTACATGATAGACAACGCGGATGGGGATTTCATCACATAACAAACAAAGAAACAGTCGAGTATAGATTAGAAAATGAATTTATACCACGCAGTCGAGACTTAACACAGGAAATTGCAAAATATGTCACTAAACATAAAAATCTTTCAAATATACTTTAAGCCAGAACAAGTTGCAACGTTAGATCCAGCATTTACTCCACTTGATAACACAGTAAACCTTAAACCAGAGTTGCGCGAGTGGGCAATATGGGAACAGGAATATGAACGTATATGTGCAGAAGGATTGGACTACTGGGGCTTTGTATCTTGGAAGTTTAAAGAGAAAACAAATCTAAGCGGTGAACAGTTACTGGCTTTTATTACTGATAATCCCGGTGCTGACTTATACTTTGTTAACCCATGCTTAGTAAATGAAGCGTTATTTGCTAACAGTTGGGAACAAGGCGATATACACCACCCTAACATCTCTGCAATTGGCAACAGCTTTCTAACTAAGATCGGTTACGAAGATGTTGATGTACGCAGTATGGTACTTGATCGTAACTGTACTATGTTTGCTAACTACATTGTTGGTAGTAGAGCATTCTGGGATAAGTTTATGACATTTACACGTCGACTATTTACAGAAGCAGAAAAAGACCCTGTGTTCAAACAGCAAGTATTTGGTGAGGGTATGAGTAACTATGCGCATGATAAAACTCTACCTAACTTTACATTTTTAATTGAACGCTTAATCCCAACGTTTATTGATCTTGAGAAGATTTCTGCACTTGCATACCAATACACGCCAGAAACTATACTTGAAAAATATCAGCCATATTTAGGCGAGTTACGAGCATTATCGAACCTAAAAGTACTCATAAATCAGTATAATAGTGATGATTTGTACGACATTTGGAACCATTATAGACATAGCCTACTACAGCGTCACCCTGGGATATTGGGGTTAGAATGAGTTTAACTAGTAAAAAAATTATTAAGATCGAGCCAATAAATCCGACATTTTCGATAACTTGGTTTTTAGGATTAAGATGTAACTTTGATTGTATGTATTGCCCTGACAAATATCATAATTTAACTGATAAGGATCTGACATTAGCTGAATTGCAACATAAATGGGAGATAATTTTTGCAAAAACACAAAAGCGTGGATTAAAATATAAATTAGCATTCACTGGCGGTGAAGTTACTGCTAATAAAAATTTCCTACCTTTCTTACAATGGCTTGATACAAATTATAAGGAATATATTTCCGAAACAGGATTCACTACAAATGGATCCGCTAGTAAACAATATTACTTAACTGCAATATCAATTGATATAATTTCATTTATTAGTTTTTCAACGCACAGTGAATTTTTTAATGAACATAAATTTTTTGATACAATAATAGCAGTTCATCGAATAGCAACAATGATCCGTAAAAGTATACATGTTAATGTTATGAATGAATATTAGAGCACTGAAAAATCTACAATATATTGCAACTTTTTAAAAGAGAAAAAATCAATCATAGTCTTAATGAAATCGAATACAGTCTTAAAATTAGAGATACTATAAAACTTAATCCTAATAAAAAGGAGTTTAATTTTGACAGTCAATGATCGTAATTATAATTCAAAAGTTACATTTGATGATAATACTACGGCACTAATATATGTTAGTAGATTACATAATGAGGGGCTTGATCATTGGCAAGGTTGGCACTGTGACGCAGGGGTCAATTATATTTACATTTATCAGAATGAAGTATATGGCGGTGAATGTCAAAATGATAGGCTAGGCATATTGGATCAAGAATGGGACTTAATTGATTATTATACCATTTGTAATTTAGATAGGTGTAGCGGCTGCACCAATGATTTGATGCAGAAAAAGCAGAAACCGTAGTTATCCCAACCTACATAAAGTAAAGTATATAGTAAACCATAGGAACACATGGACTATATATAATACACAAGGAGGATTCTTATGCGCAAACCAGAAGAAGCCACATTGCAACAAGCAACACCCGCCAGAGATTATTATTGTGCGGGAAGGAAGTGTAAGATAAGTAATACGTGCCACAGACACACAGCAAGTCTAGAAGTTGCAGAACCCAGATGTAGTGATTATGATCTACTGATGATTCAAGAGCAACCAGCTACTTGCAGATTTTATACAATTCAAAGAAAGACATCAACTTAGTAACACGTCTGTAAGAAATACGCAATAACTTAATAGGAGGTATCTACTATGAGCAGTTTCGTCTACTCAAAAATAGCATTCATGGCCATTATGTCATTAGTTATAATTACTGCCAACGCAGAAGAAGCAATATCAGTCGCAACACAAAAACAATTAACTTGTTTAGCACAAAACATCTACCACGAAGCCGGAAACGAAAGTTTAGCTGGCAAAGTAGCAGTGGCTCAAGTAACAATCAATCGCGCTAAAAGCGGAGACTTCCCACGTACAATATGTGGTGTAGTTAATCAAAAAATAGTAATAGCAGATAAAACAATATGTCAGTTCTCGTGGGTATGCGATCCGCTTGCTCACGGACAACGCATATATTCTGCAGCATGGAAAGAAAGCTACACAATAGCACAAAACGTATTGTTCGAAGGACTACGCATTGAGTCATTGGGTACAGAAGCATTGTACTTTCATAATGCATCTGCCAACCCACGATGGGGACTTGCAAAACTTGATCGCATTGGCGGGCATACATTTTACAGCGCAGACAAAGTAAAAGTAGCAGCCAGATAATGCTTGACACTTTCACTAAATTCAAGTATACTATGTTTTTAGTGAAGGAGAGTTAAAATTAAAATTGGATTCAGTTTTGGAAGATGCTTGCGAGATTTAGTCAACGGCACAGTTAAACTTGAAGATGTTATGTGCATCATTGCACGTACACATATGATTACAGAAGAACACGTTAAGAATGTGATTAAAGAATACACATATCGACGTGATTACTTATACGGGCTTGACTCAGCAGAGTGTGAACGTATTGGACTCGAACTATGGAAGTCCGGTAAAATACTCGAGCCACGTGCTAACGGTATTAGTGCTAGCTCAGTACCGCGTGATTATATCTGGATGGATTTATACCCAACAGAAGCAGACGTTACAAGTGATGGCGTTAAAGAAGCATGGGAAACATATCGTCTTATGATTGCGCTTACTGAACAACTACCCGAACCAAATGAGCAAGTGTATCATCACAGTTCAAAGTTTGTAAGCGAAAATGAGCGTGGCACCTTTGATGACATTGACCCCGCTATACTTGCGGCATTAATTTAACTAAATATTTACATGGTGACAAAATTACCGTGCAAATTACAAAGGGACATACAATGTCGAACACTACAGATACAAACTTACCAACTCCCCCAGAAGAACCAACTCCCTCAACTGTCTGCCAACCAGGTGATACAGAATGCGTTAAACGCTTAATTGAAGCTTTTTCGGACTGTGATTAAATTATAGATTATCTGGCCAGTCACGATATAATGCATGTTGGATATTGCCTTTAACAAACTGATTAAAACTTCTATGTTTAGATTCTAGTTCACCTTCTAACGGAGCAACACGTTTAAACGCATTGTCCAGTTGCGCCATATCTTTAAATTCCATCATAATATGCCACTCTGGAATATCCAGGCTTCGAAATCCCATCTTACAACGTGTAATACGATAGCTAACTAATTTATCCTCGTTAACTAAATGTTGTAAAAATCCTTTCATATTATTGACCCAGTCTAAATCACTGATGTCGCCTTCTTTGTCTGCCCATATATGATAAATGTCCATCTTAACTCCTCTCCGGAAAATAGTCTTTTATTGTACCTTCTCTATGCAAGTCACTTGTAATACAATGGAGGCCGCCATCCCAAAAATATCTATGTCGAAAATTGACAACATGAGGAGTAATTCCGTGCCGAACAAATGCCTCAAATACATGTTCATTGTAATTATTACACACTACATTATGCTCATCTATAACCAACATATTGACATCAAATACAGTTTCTTCTACATAACCAACCCAATGCCCTAACCATTGCTCGACAAAATCAGTAAATTCATCATTTAGTTCTTCTCCCGGAACCCACCACTTACCATAATTTTTTTCTTTAAGATCTAAAAATGGTTTAACAGCCGCCCAACTTTGACCTGGTAAATAAACAACTTCCCAGTCTGGGAATGTTTCGGCATACGTCGGAACATCCCTCAGACTTATAATCAGTCCTGGTTTAACCGGACAGTATGTGCTATCCATGTGTCCACCAGTATTAATAACACGGCACCGGTATTCTGAGAAAAAATTACTATATTTTTTTTTAATTTCTAATAGATCATCATTGTAATTTTCAGTGCCAAAATATAAATCTCGACCAACTCTGGTAGTCATAGCACGGTTCAACAGTGCTGGTCCCGATCCGTCTGACATCGGTTGTTCACTTATTATATTTCCTTGTGCGGATATTTTTTGAAATATATGGTTGTATTCTTGTGAAATAGTCACCCGATGTTTATTAATAATTGACTGTACTTCTTGTTTAATAATATCGGGTAATATATTATATTCATCTACAGTAGATATTTTTGGCCAATCATCTGCTGCAATACTTTGATATACCTGCACCTCGGTGCACCAATTATGATAAAAAGTTTCACCAATCATAACTGAAAAATCACATGGAGTCATTGGTGGGGGTAGATATCTCCCATCCTTTAAATATACACTAAAATCTTCATTAATTATAGGTCTGAGTACTTCGACCCCAAATGATTCTAATAGAATGATTAATTTTTGATAATCTTCTTCTGTTTCGACGGCAATGCGTTCCATAACAGAACGCACACGTATATTTTTAATAAATGAATAAAATTCAGGAGGATAGCTACGTCCTACTATGCAGACCTTAAGTGGATCCCAATGTTGATAAACTGAATATGTCATTCTAATTTTCCTAATAATTCAAACCCGGAGATAGTTTGTTTGTATTCATCTGCTCCGCCCATATACAAATAAGTAAATCCTAATGCTTTGTATATAGCACACTCATTCTTTAAACTTTCTATTCCTAATCGCAATTTAGGATTATCATAATCCCATGCAAACTGTAAACTTTCAGCATTATTAACATCGTATTTTTTAACTAAACTAAATGCTATTAATTGACCCTGATTATGATATCCGATTATGTCAGTATTACTATCTAAATATTGTTGATTAAAAATTGGCATTACGCTACTAAACTTTTTATACTCGCAGTACTTGCGATAAATGAGATTTAATTCTGATATATCAGGGTTGCGGATATATTGCCAGTTGGTTGATGTTGTATAATTGGTTTTTGCCAGATTTATTCTTGCGTATTTCATTAAATTACTTATGGCGCCACGTTACTACTTCGTCTAACTCTGATTGACTCCATGTATCATAATATCCCTTAGCACGAATTTGATCAGACGCCGCAGTTAATTTACTCAACGGAGAGATTACAAATAATCCACATTGCCCAAAGTTCATATTAACCCCTGCAATATATTCTTTTACATCTGGGTGGTCTTCTAATAGAACATAATCATTTTGCATAATGTTAGCATTCAATTCTAATGCTAACTGTTGGCAATCTTCACCAGAGATTAGTGTATGGTCAAAGCATATAACTGCTACGTCATACTGTCCGAACATAGTTAAACTTTCGTTGACAGTTTTGGTTAAGTCTGCTATACTACTTTCGATTATAAGGATTTTATTGTTTATGCGAGCTTGTCTTGCATACAGGCAAGGCGGCCAATTATTTAATGCAGGATTTGGTTTCTCTACAAATGACGTCAACCATTCGATTAATTGAGTCTTTATTAAATTGAAGTTCATACTACTATTTAAGGTAGATTTAGGTTGACAAAATATTATTTTGGCTGTATAATGCTATACATACACTAACAACAAGGAGCAACAAATGACTAAACTTATTATTATTTTTATCTGCCTTAATTTAACTGCTTGCGGGTGGGACCAGAAGAAATGTGTAGATGGAAAGTTATACCACAAGCCCTACGGAAATGGACCGTACCTACTCGAAAACGGTATCACTTGCCTACCTGAAGATAAGGAAACAAAATGAAAAACTTAGCACAGTATATTGAACAGAAAAATACTTGGGCAATTTTTTTTAAAAGCCCAACTTATGATGTTAATAACTTATCAGAACGTGATTGTCAAAATCTGTACGATAGTTTAGACAATGACCTAAGCCCAGAGAACTTAACTTGTGACGGCGAACTTAGCGGAGCAAACATTCGCGGTCGCGCACGTTTATTGAACTCAGCGGCAAAAGAGTTAGTTACGATAATTCGTGCTAACAACTACACAATCCCCTACTCCGACTTCCGCGAACTTAATTTTTAATCACTTGACTTTTTGGTAAAATGGCTGTATAATAGCACTTATACACTAAAGCAACGGAGCACAAGATGACATACACATTTGATGAGAACGTAGTTAGCGACTTACACAAAGATGCACGTGGTTCACGTCCAAATGAATACTTTTGGGAAGAATGGTATAACATCAATGATGAAGGTAAACAGTCAATATGGGATGGCTTGCTTGTGGAACTTGACGTTACTGATAAGGAAGAACAAGCTCGCGAACAATCAGCAATTGCTAGTTTTGAACGGCACATTGCTTCATTGGAATCAATTAGCAACTCACGTGAACAATCAATCAGATGGATTCTTGAAGGCTTAGAACTTACTGAATCAGACAAACTATATGGTAGTGATTACATTTGCTACAAATTGGGTCTACCATACAGTTACGCTACACAATTTGATCTAGCAAGTGTGCGCAACGACGCAGACATATATGCGGATTTAGATGCTATTGCATATGGCAACAAATAGGTTGACAGAACAGAAAATAGACTGTATAATAGCTACATAATAAGAAAACAGATAACTGTTTCAAAATTATAAAATTATTTAAGGAGCATTAAATGACTGGTTTTGTTAAAATTAAAAGTGGTACTTACAGAAACGCTAAAGTAGAAAACGAAGTGTTTCCGCTTGTTAAACAATATACTGTTGGTGCTAAAGGTGGCTTTATTACTGTTGATGGTACAGGACAGTTTGGTAAGGATAAAGTACGTGTGTTAGTAGATGGTGTAACAGACTTTGAGTTTGTACACGCAGACGAATATACAGGTACTGTTAGCACAGCAACAAAAACTTCAGCAGTAACGTCAACAGATGAAGAACGTATTACGCAAATTGCAGAACGTTTTGAAATCTTAGATGACATGACTAAGGCAACATTGAATGGTGACATTCGTGCGCTGATTGTAAGTGGCCCTCCGGGTGTTGGTAAATCTTTTACAGTTGAACGTGAACTTGAACGTTCTGCACTGTTTGATCAAATTAGCGGACGTCGTGTAAAAAGTACTATTGTTAAAGGTAGTGCAACAGCTATTGGCTTGTACAAAACATTGTATGAGTTTAGTGATAGCAACTGCGTAATTGTATTTGATGACTGTGATAGCATCTTGTTTGATGAAGTGAGTTTGAACTTGCTTAAAGGTGCATTGGACAGTGGTAAAAATCGTAAGATTAGCTGGTTAGCTGAATCACGTGTATTGAAAAATGAAGGCATTCCAAATAGCTTTACATTTCACGGTAGCGTAATTTTTATTACAAACTTGAAATTTGATCAAGTACGTAGTCAAAAGATGAAAGATCACTTAGAAGCATTGCAATCACGTTGTCATTACTTAGATTTGACACTTGATACAATGCGTGATAAGATTTTGCGTATCAAACAAATTGCCGATACTGGTGTGTTGTTTGCAGACTACGATTTTGAACAATGCGCACAAGATGAGATTATTAACTTCTTGAACGTAAACAAAAACAAAATGCGTGAAATGAGTTTGCGTATGGCAATTAAAGTAGCAGAGCTACGTAAGAGCTTTCCGACAAAATGGCAGGCACTTGCTTCAACAACTTGTATGAAAGCAGGTTAATGCGACATCGCAAGCGTAGAGTCTTAGAGGGTAGCTGGTTTAACTTAAACAGTGTAACCAGCCCCGCAACAGGTCGTAAGCACTATGTGGTCAGTGCTAATGCCTACAGACTATTAAAGTTAGAAGGCATGAACATAGACGATGTGCGTGATCACTTTGACCCACATCATAATAGAGGTAGTAAGCACAGTACTTCGTGGAAGTTTAGAAGCCGTGAACAAGCAGAACAATTACTTACAATGGCAATATTAAAGTTCGGAGGATAAGATGGCTACTGGATACGCTCACGCAACAATTGAACGGCAGTTTCTAGCAGAAACAATACGTAAAGCAAAGTACGCGGCAAAGACAACTAGGAATCTTGCTTTCCTAGTTGACTTGGACTATGTTATTGGTTTACTAAAAGCGCAGTCCGGCAAGTGTGCGATTACAGGTTGGGATTTAGAATTTACACGCGGCGGGACCTTCAAGGGAAGTATGAATCCTCGAGGTTGCACGATGGATAGAATTGATAACGACAAAGGTTATATTCGAGGTAATATTCAATTGACCTGTGTGTTGCCTAATATGATTCGGGGAACAATGTCGTTGGAGTCATTTAAATCTTTGTGCAATGATGTAGTTGCACATACAGGAAAATAAGATGGACAACAACACAGCCGCACTATTATTACTTGCTGGTACAGCTTATTTGGTAGGTTGGTGCGGCTGGAGTGCTTGGTGGTTTTTGTTTGCAGTATTATTGATGTAATAGCTTTCACTGTGTCGCATGTATGCTCCTGACACAGTGACCTCAAAGCCCGATGTTTAATCGCATTGGGCTTTTTTTTATCGGTTGCTCTCTATAACTTAATCGCGTATAATAAACTATGACCTATAAATTCATCGAAGATTTTTTAGAAATAATGGCTGGTTACGATAACAATATCGCACCAAACATATTTCACGTTGCTAACTACACCCCAACTATTAGCCTTGCTCGTTACGACCATACAATAGTTGAGAGCATGGGCGCACATACACGTTATGGTGGCGCACTAACTGATAAGCAAGCTGACTTGGCTGTACGCCTAGTGCTTAAATATCGTAAGCAATTTACTAAACTTGGTATTGATGTAACGCCAGCCGAGAACCCACAGTATCGCAGACCAGTGCGCATTATTAACAGAGCAAAACGTGTATGGTTAGATGATGAACGTATTGCTATGCGCTTCCCATACGACATGGCGATTATTAAAGAAGTGCAGACATACAGAAATCAAAGTCAAGGGCGCATGAAGTTTGATAGCGAAGATAAGATATGGTATCTAGCATTAACAGAATCAAACATCTGTTGGGCAGTTGCATTTAGCGAACTATATAACTTTGAAGTCGATGAGCTTGTACAAAACTTAAACACACTAATCACAACATGCGAAGCAGAACTGTATGAGATTAAACTTGTATATGATGCGGTGCATGGCTTTAAGATTACTAACGCGGCTGATAGTTTAATTGAATACATCAATACTAACTTAGGTGGGTTTGGTCTCGACAATGCAGTTGCACTAATTGATAATGCAAGTGTGCTAGGTTATACGTATGACGAAATGATTATACACCCTGCACTATTAGATGTGTTTAATATGCGTCGTAACATACATCTACCAACTACAGCAAGTGCCCTTACGCTTGTTTTAGACTATGCAGAGCTAACTAATCGCTACCCTGTATGTATATACGACCCATCAATGACATCAACGGATATGGATTTAAGCAGGTTTAGTGAAAGCGAAATTGTACGCTTTAATCATAGTGGTAAAACAAAGACTTGCGATTATAACATAGATTGTGTTAAAGTAGTATATGCAAACAAGATACCAACGACATGGGAGTATCCAGTGCCGTTACTTATATCAACTGCTGAGATGATGTTTGGTGGTAAACGGATGGAATGGATTAATCGAGCAGAGAAGATTGTTTACTATACCAATGTTAAATTGAGAGAAGCTGATTAATGGCAACAAAAATTTTAGTAGTCGGATGTTCGTTTTCAAATGGTCATGGGCTCAATGATCAGGACAATGGCGATTGTAATAAATCTGATCCAAAACTTTGGGTTAATCAGGTATGCAATAAAGTTTGGCCTAATTCAGACATAACTAATCTTGCGAAAACTGGAGCAAATAATAATTGGATATTCTTTGAAACTATAAGCGCATTATTATTAAATGAATATGATATTGTTTTAGTAGAATGGACGGCGATACCTAGATTCAATATTAAAGTAGGATTAGAATTGTACACCGTTGAATCAATGTTAAATTCAGAATCAATTGATATTAATATTAATAACAATATAACTTATACCAGTAAATGGCTAAACTCATTAGGTGATAATTTACGAAAAATACATAACGATCATTGGGATATTTTAGATCTTGTCAAATATATAAATGTCATATTGCAAATACACAAAGGAAAAACATTTTTTATCAATGGGTTGGCTCCGTGGCCAGATCAATATTTTACTAAGAAAAAAATTCAGTATCCATCTGAATTATCAAATTTTGAACAAAATATGTTTGCTATAAGTACCAGAGATGACGATGAAATATTTGCTCTTTATGAAATGGTACATAATCAATATCAACAATATGGAGGAGTACGTCAAGAGCATTGGTTAAATTTATATAGCTCATTGATGTCGATGCAAGTTGATTATATAAGCGATACAGATCTGCACCCAGGTTACAAAAGTCAAGATATATTTGCAGAATATTTAATATCACAACTAAGAGAAAATAATTAATGGCACTAGCTAGACTGATAATCAAAGATGAAGTTAATGTAAAGATCGAAGGACTAGACTTACATGAACGCAAAGAACTCAGCAACATGTTCAAGTATGAAATTCCGGGCGCACGTTATCTACCAAGTGTACGTCTTGGTCGTTGGGATGGCAAGATTGCTTACTTTCAGTTAGGTGGTAGCACGTACACTAACTTGCTTGCTGAGATATTACCATACTTAGATGAGCGTGGGTATAACATTGAGTTGGAAGATTTACGTGACTATAGAACACAGTTTAGTTTTGCGCAGGTAACAGAACAAACATTCGCACACAAAGTATGGCCAGCTAAACATCCGATTGCGGGCCAGCCAGTTGTGCTACGAGATTATCAAATTGAAATCATTAACAAGTTTCTTGAGAACCCACAGTGCATACAAGAAATTGCAACTGGCGCAGGTAAGACATTAATTACTGCGGCACTAAGTTATAGCTGTGAACAATACGGTCGTACTGTAGTAATCGTACCAAACAAATCACTTGTTACACAAACAGAAGCAGACTACATTAACTTGGGACTAGACGTTGGTGTTTACTTTGGTGACAGAAAAGAATATGGACGTACACATACAATATGTACATGGCAAAGTCTTAACATTATGCTTAAGAACACTAAGTCAGCAGAAGCCGATGTTACTATAATGGAATTTTTAGAAGGTGTTGTATGCGTTATGGTCGACGAATGTTTTGATAGTGATAGTAAGGTATTAACTCCGACTGGATATGTGGCTATTAAAAATATAAAAGCTGGTGACAAAGTAATTAACTATTCGGAAAATACTAAAGAATTTAAGATAGATACTGTAGTTAAACAACATATAAATTTAACTAATTCGTCTAGCGAAAAAATGTATGAGCTAACCTTTGATAATGGAGTATCTATCCGTGTAACTGGCAATCATAAATTTTTAACTAATTTGGGTTGGTGCAGGGCCGACGAATTATCAGATAACCATGAAATTGTAAATAAAACATAAATACATATAACTAATGCAGAAGTCCTTATGAAAATACAATACAATAAATGGATAGAATTACTCAATGACAGACTAATAGAACATAATCAATCTATTAGAGTAATCGAGTACTCTAGTGGCACATTAACATTGTCGAGCGGTGAAACTTTACTAGATAATAAGTTTGAGAAATTTAAAAAACGAGTTATGAATAAAAAAACCACAATGTGGGTAGATAATATGGATAACTTATTCCATGGTACAGTTACTGAAAAAGAAATTAAATCTAAATTGGCGGCAATTGGCGGGTTGTCAGTACAAGAAAAATACGGTGAAAATATTAGATTAAATCTTAATACAGGTACCCCATGGAATAAAGGTACCAAAGGACAAAATATAGGTACAGGTACTCCCCGACCACAAGCAGTTAAAGACAAAATTAGTGAAAAAAATTCCGGCAACAGAAATGGTATGTACGGAATTAAGATGACTGAACAAGATAGACAAAAAAAATCATCATTAATGAAACAAAAAATATTAGCAGGAGAGTTTACTCCTAACAGCAATAATAGAAATACTCATTGGGACACGAAATTTAATAGTAAATCGTATAGGTCAAGTTGGGAGGCATTATATCAATATATTAACCCTTTTGCAGAATACGAGACACTGAGGATAGAATATAATTTGCATGATAAAAGACATATTTATATTGTGGATTTTGTAGATCATGTCAATAAACTAGTGGTAGAAGTTAAACCTAAAGAATTGTGCATTGGAGAGAAATTTGGTGCGAAAATGTCGGCACTAACTGCATGGGCCAACAATAATAACTATAAAACACTATTAGTTAATAAAAAGTGGTTACAAGAACAAGTAGTTGATATTGATTACAGTATGTTTGATACAAAAACTGCAAAAAAAATAAAGGCGTTATATGAAACTAATTAACCGAACAGAAATATCTAAACCGGCCAATGTATATAATTTACATATAGAAAATGACCACAACTATATTGTCGACGGAGCAGTGGTGTCAAATTGTCATATGGCCAAAGCGGATGCGCTGAAAACTTTATTAACGGGAGTGATGTCACACATACCTATCCGATGGGGCTTAACGGGCACAATACCTAAAGAAATGTACGAGTTTATGAGCCTAAAGTGTTCATTGGGTGAAGTCATTGGGCGTTTAAGTGCAAGTGAATTACAAGATCAGGGTGTACTTGCTAACTGTCATGTAAACGTTGTACAGCTAATAGACCATGTTGAATATAAGGATTATCAAAGCGAGTTAAAATATCTATTAGAGACAGACGCACGTATTGATTATATAAGTAAAATGATAGAGCGTATTAGATTAACTGGCAATACACTTGTCTTAGTTGATCGCATCGCACCGGGCAAAGCATTAGTTGAGCTAGTTAAAGATGCTGTGTTTGTATCAGGAGGAACAAAAGCAAATGATAGGAAAGAAAGTTATGATGAGTTTGCAACCAGTGATAACTTTGTTGCTGTTGCCACTTATGGGGTTGCTGCTGTTGGTATCAATATCCCTCGCGTTTTTAACCTTGTGCTCATTGAGCCTGGTAAGAGCTTTGTGCGGGTCATCCAAAGTATCGGGCGTGGCATTCGTAAAGCGGAAGACAAAGATTTCGTCCAAATCTGGGACGTAACGTCAACTTGTAAGTTTGCTAAACGACATCTTACAGTCAGAAAGAAATTTTATTCTGAGGCCTCATATCCTTACGCAATAGAAAAAACCGAATGGAAATAATTAATCAAGGAGCATTAAAATTCACATCCTCACCTTAGAAAATACCGCATACGAAATGAATGAAATCCCAGATGAAGTGGAGGATTTACGCTTTGCGCTATTTGGATTGAATTCTGACAGATTATGTAGACCAAAAGATTTTAGCAACACCACCATACCTTATGAATACTAACATAGTTTGCGCTATGTTGGAATATTTTGATACAAATGCAATTAGTATTACAGATAATGTAGGTGTAATATTACCTGCTGATCCAAAGTGTGCGGACTATTATCTGTATAACGCATGGATTATTAAAACAAAACAAATTGATCAAATAGTATGGTCTGATGAACTTGTTGCTAGTTTGCCATTTGACAGAACATTACGTAGACATTAAATTTAGAAAAGGAAACAACAATGATTTATAAAGTAGATTTACCTCCGCCTCATCCGGGCATTATTAAATATTGTCTTGAAAATATATTAGGAACTCACTTAGACTGGGCGTATACATGGCATGACCAATTTATCGCACCGCACATACCTGCAGGAACAACACCGGTATCATCTTATATACATCCATTTCTACCTGAAAGTTTGGTATTTAAACAGATTAATATACAGTATAAAACGTATTTTAGTAAACCCGTTAGACCTGCAATTGTTATGTTTACTAATAACTCCACAGATCATAAATTTGCTAGTCTAGTACCGCATTGTGATAAGAATCGAACATTTTCTATTAATTATATAATAGAACAGGGCGGCGCCGAAGTCACCACATCATTTTATCGAGAAGGTAGAGAAAATCCGGATTTATCAGTGGCAGAATTTGGATATCCTAATCAGTTAACACTTGAAAATGTTTATGTATGTCCGAAAAATTCCTGGTCGATGCTTAATGTTCAGCAATATCATGGCGTTGATAATATTGAATCTACTAGAATCGTGTTTATGTTAATGTCGCTGGATAATTTTGATAGATCAGTAGAAGAAATATATAAAGAGTTAGAACATTTAACAACACCACTGGAACCAATTAACAAGGATTAATACCATAATACTATGCATATACTAACATTAGAAAATACCGCGTACGAAATGAATGAAATCCCTGATGAAGTGGAGGATTTACGCTTTGCTATTTTAGACAACAGTGATCCAAAGAATCCGGACTATTTCTTTATCCCACTAATCTTTTTAGAATCATTTAACAGCCCTGCACTTGTATTAAACATCGGTGGCAACATGGTAAAGATGCCGGTTGATTGGCAAGTGCTAATCGGCGAACCAGACATTGGTGATTTAGAAGTAATACCATTAACTAGCATCAATGACAGGGGCTTTAGTGTATTCGAATTCAATCCAATCTCGAGCTTTAAGCCAGAGTTCTTTAAGATTGAGATTGTAGACATCTATCAAGACGTTAAATGGTACTTCCCAAAACTTAAACCAGGGCAGATGCTGGCTGTACCAATTGAATCAGGCGACAAGCCATTATGCGCTTACTTTGTTAAAGACATTTCGAGACAAAGTGAAGTCGTGGATTATTCAAAGATATTTTAAATGGCACGTAAACATATTTGGCGGATGTGGGCTAAGGCACTTGGCGACAAGGCTGGGCTCACCGATAAAGAAGCAGATACAGTTGCATTAATACGCACTATAATTGTGTTAACATATCTGCTAACTAACTTTACTATTGTTGCAGGTGTACTGCGACATTGGAATGGATAATGATATTTGAAAGCCCGGACAAAGGTAAGACTGTGTACAGTAGGGAAGTGGGAGAAACAGCCCGCACACTACATAGCATGGATGATGACATACAAGATATGTTTGCAACTATACGCGAAGAGAGACTATGGGAGAACATTCGCTGTGAAGCAAAGACAAATATCGCTTTACAAAACGCCCTCGAACATGCTATAATGATATATAAGTTAAGCAAAGAGTATGAATAAATTACATATTAGACAACATTTAGATCGCCTGACTACTAAGAAAATATTAGTAGTCGATGAGTCTGATCTACTTGCCGATGAGATAATTTCCACTGATTCATATGATAGTATAATATTTGATTATGCAACCCCATATATTCAACAGTTAAATGAACTTAAAATAGTTGAGTTGTTAATACAACTAAATTTATCTATACCGTGGATAATAATAACATCAAATTTTACTTATTATAAAAATAATAATCCACATATAATATATTATCCAATTTATTTTATTGATGGCATTGATAAAGCTGGGCAACGAATAGAGATATGGGGACCTCGCTTATATAATTTAAGTTTTATGTCGTATCATTTGCACTGGCATCGATTATTGTCGTTGTTAGCATTATATAAACAAACATGGTTTACTACTTGCCTACTAAATTTATTGCCTATTGCCCAAATGAATTCAAGTCAATTACAAGGATATCAAAATGGTATACTATTGTTAACTAAGGATGAATTGTTATCATTAAATGAATTGTTTAAATTAGCTCCAATTGTTGCAGACGACACCGATGATCAACGAGAGATTGTGAATATACAAAATCGAGCATTCACTGATTGCTATATAAACATGTTTACTGAATCTGATTACGCAAAACCATTTATAACAGAAAAAAGCATAAAACCTTTTTTATCAGGGCAATTCACTGCGGTGATGGCACATAAAGGAGTATATACCCATTTACAAGATTTAGGATTTGATTTATTTCAAGAATACATTAATTTAGAATTTAATATAATAGACATAAATGATGCAAGAAATGCAATTAATAATGTGATTGATCAAATTTCTAAATTATTACCTAATATAGAACAAGTATGGAATGATACCTATATTAGACGTAAGCATAATTATGAACTTGCAATATCGCCTGCATTGCGCAGTGAATTGTGTAGAGAATTAACAGAACAATTAAATAAAGATAAAGAGACTATATAATGGCATATAACCCAGCCCAATTTAAAGCAAAGAAGAAACGTGCAGTAGATCCAAATGCGCCACCGCGCCCTAACTTGCTAGCACATGAAAAGAAAATGAAAGAGTCGCAAGCGGCATTTGAAGAACTGTATCATAGAGTGCATCAACAAGCAGAGTTGATTGAAAGTTTGCGCACAAAGTTTCAATTTTTAGAACACACAGTGAATTACATTGTGGCTAAACTTAAAGGTAACAAATGAGTTCAAGTTTACAAATTAGTGATGAGATGGCAGCATATGATCGCAAAGATCGTGCTTACTACGATAACTTTACAGACGAAGATGTGAAGAAGTTTAGCACATACTTAATGCTACGTTATGGCGCAAGCGTTACTGGGTCAAGTGATTTACAAGCATACTATGTTATGGCAGTAAACGAACGTGTAAACAAAAACTTCTTTGACTTAGGCAAACACCCGAAGTTACAATGGTTACTTTGTACAACAGTAAGCCCGGGAATGGGCAGACAAAGTCATTACTGGCAGGGTACTAAGAAGAAAGAAGGCGATAGCAAAGCAGTAAAGTTTCTTGCTAAACTATATCCTAATTTAAAACAAGATGAGCTCGATGTACTTGTTGCAATCAATGATACTAAAAGTCTTAAACTGCTAGGGCAAACAATGGGTATGGATGATAAGGCAATTAAGAAAGAGCTTGGATGATTAACGACATTGTTAGCGCATGGAAGGATAGCAACATAGCAAAGCCCGCGGGATATACGTGTAAGTATTGCGAGCGTAGTTTTCAACGTGAGAAAACACTTGCTGCGCATCAGTGCGAACCAAAGCGCAGATGGCAACAGGAAAAAGAAGTCGGTGTACAGTTTGGCTTACAGGCATACTTACGCTTCTTTGAACTGAGTCAAGG